TCAATTTCTATTTATAGCTCTAATGTTCTTAATCCATTCACGGAACATTTCTCCTTGCTCAGTGACACATATAGCATAGTTAACACCTAACCTATGGATGGTTGCTTTTTTTCCTGTCCTAGCATTCATTATATCATCACCTTCTGCAAAAGTTTCAGACTTACGATGCTGTTGTCGCAAAGCTTGTTCACGTAATTTCTTAAAGTCCTTCATAAACCTTGACCTTTACGAACATCTCTCATAAGTTTTGCTGCATCACCTGCACTTAATAATCCACTAAGAGCATCTTGAAATTTGTCCCACTTACCATCTTTAGCATATCCTCTCATTTTACTAGCAGACATACCAGAAACATCATTATCATTATCAGGATCTCGTTCTCCTGCTGACTTAACCTCTATACTTTTAAAGGCATATTCTACTGTCTTATCTGGATCATTAGGATCTCTATTATACTTATTTAATAAGGTAGTAAAGTCCTGAACTCTATCAGATCCAACAACCATACACACATCAGTATAACCATCAGGAGGTATTCCCTGAAAAGATTGCATGACCTTAATAATAAGATTAAGATCTGGAGAAGTTATTATATTCTTTTCATGTTTAGGAAACATCTTCTTCATCCATTCAATTTTAATATCAATTTTCAATGGGTTCTTATCAGCTTTGAATGATCTGGTAGGAACAATACGATAATCATCTGACTGTCCTGCTTCTTTAGCCACTGCTTCTATAAGTTTCAAGTGTCCTGTAGTTGGTGGATTAAATCTACCAAATGTAAACACTATTCGTTTACTTTGCATCACCTTCCACCCATTTCTTAGTTGGAAGAGTATCCTTCTTGAAGTTAGCAGCACTAAATCTAGCACGTTCGACTAATTTACGAGCGTGTGTACCATCCCTTATTATAACATATCCTTCTGGAGATGTCATCTCAAGTCCATCCTCAGTTCTGAGATACGTACCAAATCTTTCTCCCTTCTCCAATTTCTTAATAAAAATTGACTTAGAATTTTGTATGATTTTATAAAGATCAACAGCACTAGCTAAGGATGATTGATTCTTTTCAATTATATCAAGTCCATCATACATCTTTTGAAGCTTTGCTGCCTTTGCTTTAGGTGTCTTAAGTTTACCAACTGCCTTACCTAGTTCTCCCTCAAAATAATCTGTAAATTGTTTTACAAATAAATTGCCAGCAGGAACAGCAACTGCATCTCTAATATACTTATTAAAAAATACCTTCAACTTAGGTCCAACAGTTAATTGATCGTTTGCTTTAATCTGTTCAGAAACAATATCTAAAAATGGAGAAGCACTATTAACAAGTCTAGTACTCCTTTGCTTTAACCCAATTAAAGTATTCTTCTCTCCTTGTGTTAATAAAGTATCGTTACCAAGTTCTCCTGTCTCTGCACTGAGAACTAATATATCATTATGCTCTTTTAATTTAGATATATCAAATCCAAACTTAGCACTTAAAAATTCAATACTACGTCCTTCATAGAATGTATGGAATACTACTCCTATCTTTGCTTGTTTAACTTTATTGTATAAAGCATCACCTTGAGCAACAGAATATGTAATAGTATTAGGTTTGAAAGTTATATTACTTACACCATTTATTATATCTGTTCCCTTATCATCAGTGAATAATAAATCTCCCTGTGCAACACCCTTAATACCCAGTGCAGGAAGATACTTTAAAGCATCTTTTAATTTCTTTACTAGTCCTGGAGCATGACCATGATTACGTTCAATATCTTCATTAGTATAGTTAATTTTTGCATCCTTATTAAAAACTGACTTAGTACCAACAAAAAAAGAATTTGTTCCTGGATATAATCCACAGAATATAGCAGGAGCACCATCCCATTTTGTAGTAACAGTAAAGCTACTGCTAGTATTACCACTAAATGATCGTGCGAGATCATCTAAGAATACAAAAGCATCCTTAGCACCTGCTGTACCATCAATTAAGATGCTATCTTCTAAGTGTTCTAGGTGAGTATTCTTAGACATCAGTACAACTTTAAGAAAGGACCATATTGTTTACCTTCTTTCTTAGACATAAACACTAAGTCAGTAAGAAACTCATCAATATTATCATCACCATCCTTTTGAATAGAAAGTATAGTACATAACCATGCCATTTGCATGACTTTACTATTAGCAACATGAGGAGTATTTACTTGTGCTCCCATTATTCTATTGTAAGCATCTTCTGGTTTAACTCCATCCAAATTAACTCCTTGTTTGTCAAGGAACGTTGCCATTTCAGTAATCTTATCTTGCCATTCACGAAATTCATCACCAGTATAAGGATATTCTGAGTTTGATTTCTCAAAGTCTTTGTATTTTGCATTGAAATGCCTAGATCTATATGCTGTAATAAGTCCTTCAACATATTCTGCTGTTGCCTTACCTAATCTAGCAGCACCGAATCCTTTTTGGGTTGCTTCATATTTTAAATTGTCTCTCTTAGTACTAGTGTTTGCTTTAACCTGAAACTTATACTGTACGTCACCATCAACAACCCAAAGAATACTATCCTGAGTAGAAAATATCTCAGCACCGTCTTTAGTTTCTGTGGATAATTTACATACTGGTTTATAAGATCCAGTACCTAACTTAAATTGTTTATTCTCTAGTGATGCAAAGTAAGCATCATCAACGTTTACAAATTCCCACTTCGCTTCTTTCTGAGTAACCAACTTCAAAGATATACCCCAGATCTCTTTGTCCTTAAACAACTGTCTCATCTTAGCATTAAACTGATCTATCTTTGATGCAAACAATCTCTTTCTAAAACGTGTATTCCCAGTGGTAGGTGAACTCATTAGAGCTCCAAGAGTTCTGATATGTTGATTCTGATTTTTTATCAACCATATATCAGCAGGGTTCCAGTTATCTTTTCCTTTAATTCCTGAAGGATTATTGGAACCTATCCATTCATCCGTGATAAACTTCATGAAATCACCATCACGTTGAAACTCTTGAAATTGATTACTACCTGATCGTGCAGCAAGAGCTGTCATCAATGCTTGCTGTTGTTTAAAGAAGTTCTCTATCCATCCCATGTCACATGGAACTCCTGCTACTGATTGCCATTCACGATCTAACTCTTCCCTGCATGATTTATGCTTTGCAATGTCCATTGCATTCTTAGGATTTTTAAGAGTGCCTATAATAACATGTCTAAAAACAATAGCAGAACCAGTCTCTTGTAATTTTGTCATAGCAGCAGCAGAAACATTAGCAGAAGCTTCTGTCTTACCACTTGCGATGAATCTTATTATCTGATATTTACTTTTTACATCAGAGCTCAAACCATATCTTTTATCCCATTGTGGTTCATGTGGCCACATTGTATCAACATACAAATCAGTACCATCTTCACTAGGTGGTGAGCTCTTACCTCTATATGCTTCAAATTTAATACTGGCATTGTTACTATATCCAGGTAGCATATTGATCCAATCATTTCTGGAACGAAACTGAAGATTTATAGTATCCACAATATGTTGAGGACACTTTATCTTTATCATCTTTATTTTACCCTTAGCATCCTTCGAGGGTACATTAAAATCGTTTTCTAAAAACCACTTATTATAATTACCAGTCATTTGCTGCAATCTAGTCCATCTGCGTCTGGACCACAGACCACCGCCACCTGTACTAGGTGGGAATCCTCTTTTAATCTTATCGTTACTATGAACTTTATTGAAAGCCATCAATCAAAGGTATATCCTTTGACTATTTAGATTCTAACTCCTCATCTAAAACTTCTAACACCTCATTAACTGATATAAGATTCTCTATATCAAATAAGAACTGAGCAATATGCTTACTTATAAATGGTTTCTCATTACGTGCTGAGAATGCAAGTGCATTCTTCAAAGATGCTTGAGCATCTCTAAGAGACTCTTCTACTTGACCTGTCAGTGACATCAACGATCCCCCTTTACTCTATTCTCAGATTTTTCTACAGAGAATGAACCACCTGGATAACGTTTCTCCAACTTTCTAACGTTACCTCGCACAACATCGTCGAAAGGTATGTCCAAAGCAATGCAAGCTTGTGCCACATACCACATAACGTCACCCAACTCAATAATAAGATGCTCTCTGTTATCGTCGTTCCAAGGCTTTCCCTGAAATACCATCTTTTTAACGATCTCCAAAAACTCACCAGACTCAGCAGCAAGACCAACGCCAGCAGTGGTAAGACGTTCAATATTTGCACCTTGTCTGTCAAGTTCACCCAGACGGTCAGCAAGATCGACAAAATTCTTACTACTATCGCTTGTGACAGCATCCACGAAATGAGTGTACTTATCAAAGTCAACATTGTTAGTCATAGTTTATACGTTCCATTCAGCAAATTTAGATAATCTATTTTGTGATTCAGCAAATTGTAATTCATTTGAATCTTCCTCTACATTAAGGATAGAGGCATCCTCAGCAACATCATACAGCCTCATCTTCGATCTGTCAATACCCACCATAAACTTTCTGTTTGATGTTGGATCATTGTACCTGTTCTTCAGCTGCTTAACCATAATACGACCCTGCTGTTCTAATTCTTCGGTTGATATAAGAGCGAACATAAGATCAGCAGTAGCAGGAAGACCAAAGGATTCAGATGTATCGGTAAGATCAGGGTCACTGTTACCATAACCACTACGAGTAGTCTGAGTAGCAGAAACAATTGGAACATTATGTTCCACAGCCAACCCCCTAAGTTCTTCAGCGATTGCTTTAACATAGGTGTACGAATTAACAATAGCACCTTTATACCTTACACTAGCACATATATTGAGGTAGTCTATAAAGATAATATCAGGTTTGAAACTCTTCTTTAAAGATAGATCTGATAAGAGTGCCTTGAAATGTCCCGCATGTGCAGAAGCAGTCGGGTACTCTTTTATAATCAACTTGCCGTGAGTCTTACGAGCAATCTCATTGACCTTAGAGGAGTATAATACTTCTGGTAGGTCTGGGATATCTCGTATATTGCA